ATCTTGCACATAAGCCGAAATACCCGCCACATCCACAGCGCCGGGGTAGTATTGCTTGTACACCGGTTGCGAAGTGTTGGGGTCAATGTAGGTGCATCCGAGGAAAACACCGATGGTGGTCGCGGTAGCCGTGGTCGAAACCTTGGTGATGTTACCGCTGGCGTTCAACGTAACCACATCGCCATAGAAAATGGCGGTGGTTTCGTTTTGACCAATCGGTAGGTCACGGGTTTGACCTGCGTACACCTGACCGCCCAGCAGGTTCACAGGAACCATGCCGTAGGGGGCAGAGACTTCAGGATAAGCCATGTCTTACTCCTTATGCCCGTCTACCTCTGCTAGTGGTCGATTTACGTTCACTAAACAGCGGCATACGAGGATCGTTTTCTTTCATCAGATTGGCATCCACGGCTCGCGTTTGGGCATCTGTCTGGTTCTGTACATAGTCTGTACGTTGCTCGACAAACTCCTCTGGCGTTTTGCAGAGTACCAATCCACCAATCTCGACAAGACCAGTGGTCTTACCGGGATATTGCAGTTCTGAGTGATCTTCCCGTTTAACCGGAATCCATCCCTCATCCTGCTTGGACATCATGTTGCGGTCATCCGCTTGCCCCAGAATCGATTTACGAATCCAGCGGTAGGAATAACCTTCTTCCCTTTTCGGGTTCGGCAAAAGCGAGGGCGGTGTCCAAGCCCGTTTTCTAATGCCTTGTTCGCGAGTCTCTTGGTCTCGTGGGGTGCGATCAGCCATTTGTCATCTCCTTTGCGACTTGTTCCGCATATTTTTCCAGTGGCACTCCAAGTCGCTTTGCAATTGCGACTTGCGTTTTGGTCAGGGTGATCTTCTTTGATCCCGCTGCGCCTCTGGATGCAGGAGCGACAACGTTCGCGGCAGGTTTTGAAGACCTGAATTTTTGCGGGAATGAATCCCGGATGCGAGCATCTAACTGCTCGAAGTAGGCGTCCGATCCGGCGACATATCCACTCTGGACGAGTTGATCGTGGATACCAAAGGCAGCACCTCTCATTACTGGGTCTTGGTCAAACCATTGGTTTTCCGTTACCCACTGACGGGTGCGTTCGTCAGGAACAACTTGCGGTTGTTGTCTAGTTTCTACTGGAATTTCTTGTTCTTGTAAAGAGGCTTGGTATCGATGTTGGTAATTATCGATTTCCCTTTTGCCAACCACTGATTCAGCCAGTTTCTTCTGGGCAGAAATCATCTTCTCGGTGTCGCCAGCCTCGTAGGCTTCCTTGTAGTCACGCTCTGCCTGAGAAAGGATAGCCTCATGCTTTTCCTTGCTGGTTTCCACCAACACCCGCTCACCCTGCGACAGCCGCTCTTGAAGCATACGGTTTTGCTCTGCCACGCGCTGGGCGTAGGTCAGGGCTTCCTGCTGCTCACGGGCTAGGCGCTCTTTCTCCCGGCGCTCTTCGTGATAACCGGCGCGGAGTTGGCGAATACGCTTTTGGACGTTATCTGAATACTGCGAGATTTCGTCATCGGTGACCTCAATGGCTCCCTTCGGTTCGGGTTTACCCCTATCCGGCGCTGGCGTATCGTCTACGATTTCGATCTGGGCATCGCCCTCGATCTCAATCTCGATACTTGGGTTGGTGTTTTCAGACATGAATGCTCCTTTATAGGCGGGTAACTACCCGTGGATCGGCAACGACAGCCTCGACGGTGTCATCGTTGATAAGGCGAAACTCTTGATCACCCTCGGGAGTGGTGATCTTGAACCTCGTTCCAGAGTACGACCGCATGATGATGTAGTCGCCCTCTTCGCACCAAGGACCATCGGGGAATTTCTCCGGGTCTTGGTAAGCCTGTGGACCTAGCGCTACGACTAAGCCCACGATGGATGCGATCTCCTCCTTTTGACGGACGGATTCCGCAATCACAATTTGCGAATCCTTGAAGGTCTCCTCCTTCTTGGGGATCGCGATCAAAATGCGGTAGCCTTTCGGCTCCGGTAGTTCCAATTTACTCATCTGGCAAGTCCTCAATTATTCTTATGAGTCGTTGAAAAGCGCGGATTTGCCCAACTACCTCTCGGTAGGTGGGGTAGTCCTCGACAGGATTGAAGGCGATACTCTCCTTCAACGCTTCCTGTTCTTTTTGAAGTTCACTGAGGAGGTAGTCCCTTAGTGCCAAGGTTGGCTCCTATCTTCATGCCTTCGATTCGTTGTTTGGAATCGATGGATTTGTCTAACTCTGCCGTTTTTGCACCAATCTGCACCCCGGCAATCCGTTCCATCGAAGCAATTCTTTCTCGCTCGCGCTGGTCTTTTGCGGTCAAATCTGCTGCCCGCAGTTGAACATCCGCCTCGTCCTTGGCCTTCTTGCGAAGAACTTCGGCTTCCTTGATCTCCAACTCCTTCTGCTGCTGCTGGATGACTGGGTCTTGCGCTGCTTCCTGTGCTTGCTGTTGCGCTGCCTCGGCCTGATCCTTCTCCAGCAGTTTCTCTGCGGCGGTTGCCACCACACGAGAGAGTTCGACCTCGATGTCTTCGGGCAGTTGTTCGTCCGGTGGAGGAAGCGAAACGCCCAGCATCTTTTCGATCTCGACGCGATACTGGAAGGCAATGTGTTCGTTGATGTGCGCCATCATCGCTGCCTGAATGACTGGTGCTTGCGGGTTTTGTCCCACCAGCGCAGCAATCTTGGGGTCTTTCATGGCGCTGATATGCACCTTCATGTGCGCCTCATGATCCTGATACAGGAAGGCTTTGACCGGCTTTCCAGCCAGCACTGCCATGTTTTCCGAGACCGGATTCATGGGCTTCTGATCATCCTCAATCGGGATGATCTTGGCGACATTCTTGATGCCCAAGACTTCCAGCATCTGACGGTGTAGTTGTGGCAGGTCATAGATGCCGGGAGCAGACTGAGCAAGTTGCAGGGCGGCTTGATACTGCACCACGCGCTGCGCCATCGTCGAAGCATTCGGGTCTGACACGGGGATGATGTCCACCATGTCGTAGTCGGCTTGCTTGGCCTTCTTCGGTGCGTCTACTTCGTAGGAATAAGACTCGGGCGTGTAGTCGCGGACGATGGCAGCAATGAGTTTAAACTCCTGCTTCATCGCGGCATGGACACGGGCTTGCACCGCGCTCATGACCTTCAGTGTCCGCTCAAGGATTGCCAGCGTTGTACCCACGGGCGCTTGGTTGGACATATCGCCAACCTTCAAATCTGCCACGGAGGCGAACTTGCGGCCTTCTTCGACGATGGTGTTCAAGAGGTTATAGAGCGTAGCGCTCGGCTCTTTGTACGGCAGCGGGACAATCGAGTCCTTGATCGTCATGCCGGTGACATCCACGTCACGCCATTCGCCCGGAGCAATCGGGGTATCGTCCCCTTTGACACGCAAATCTTTGGACTTGAAGCCCCCGGGGAGGTTTGACAGAGTGCCTGCGTCAACAAGTTGTCGAAGGATAGATGTCGCACTCTTTGCAAACCCACCGACAAGGTGAATCAAGCCAAAGCCATAGAAGCCAAAGCCCGGGATGTACAGGTAGTGCGTAAAGTGCATACGCTTTTGCTGGGTCTCATCGTCCTCAAGGTAGTTGCGACGAATCGACAGGATTTCCCCGGTTGAGGCTAATGTGATGACGTAAGGAAGGGCGATGCCGTCTTCATCTTCGTAACCCGGCAGATCGTAGTCCACATGGACTTCGTAGAGCATATAGCGGTCATCATCAACGATGTTGACACCCGCCTCTTCGTCCTTCTTCTTCTGAATCTCGGTGATATTGCGCTGCGGCTCGGTCAGGTCAACGTCCCGATAAAAACCAGCGACTTGGAGTTTTCTGATCTGGTTCTCGGTCTTATGCATCCGGTGAGTTACCCGGGGAGAAGACTGCAAGTCCAATGCGCCGTAGGGAACGATGATGTCCTCTGCCGGGATAAACATCGCCACCTGCCTGTTTAAACTGGGATCAAAGTAGACTTTCTTGAAGGCGCTGCCGGTAATGGGCAGGTTCCAGAGCAGACGCTCATGTTCATTGCGATACTCCACCATGACTTCGGTGAGTTCGTAGTTCATGTCATCCTGCACCCGCGCTGCGGCTTCTTCTTTCTCGCGGGTAATCTTGCCGATGATCTTGGTTTTGACC